TTGAACGATGGCTGCTCTCACGTCCGCGCGCTCCACCTGGCTCCGGAGCTTCACCTACGCGATCCTGTCCCTGCCGACCGGCTACACGGCGACCGAGGGTGGTGCGGCGTGCCTGGATACCGCCAACGCGGGGTACGTGTACCCGGCCTACGCGGGCCAGTCGACGCTCATCCCCATCGGGCAGTTCAAGGGGATCAGCGGCCTGAATGGTCAGGTCGCGGGACCGGCCAACGTCGGTGTCGAGCTCGACACCCCCGTGTGGTGCCGCAATTACGACTCCGTCACGGGCTCGGGCGCCGTCACGATCTCCAACCAGCTGCAGGCGGTCTACCTGTCGAGCGACCACGAGGTCACGACGACCGCGGGCAGCAACGGCAAGGCCGGGCGCGTCTGGGACGTCAACGGCGACGGCGTGTGGGTTCAGGAGCCGTGGATCGGCCAGTCGGCCTCGTAAGGCCAGGGGTCTGAAGAGGAAACCGCAGGGAGAAGACCAATGTCGATCGGCGCACTCACCCCGTCCTTCACGTTCGAGATCGAGCGACGACTCCGCAACATCGAGGAGTTCGAATTCGCGCGGATGCTCGCCTCGCGGGTCATCTGGTGGAACAAGGTCGTGCGCGTCAGCGACATCGCTGGCAAGAGCGAGCGCGTCACCTGGTTCCTCAACAGCGCGAACATCCGCCAGGTCACCCCGGCCGACGGCAGCTTCATCAACGCGGGTGACATCACCTTCGAGCAGCTCGTCACGCAGACCGCGGAGTACTTCCCCGCGCTGCACACCGACGGATTTCGCATTGCCAAGCGCGAGGTGATGGTGCTCGACGGCACCGGGCTCGATGCCCTGCAGACCATCATGGCGCAGTGGGGCGCGCTCAGCGCCTACTACCCGCAGCGCCTCTCGGCGCAGATCATCCTCAACGGGACGGCCACGGACGGCTCGGCGAACGCCTACGACGGCGTTCCGTACCTCCAGGGCAACAGCGGGTCAACCGCATACCCGACCGTCAACGGTCACCCCGTCAACCCGTTCTTCCTGACGTACGGCGGCTACGCGAACCTGATGACGGGCGGCGCCGCGGGCGCGTACCCGGGCGCGCTGCCGATCGACGACTCGGTCGACCTCGACCAGGCCATCATCAACCTGCAGAAGCTCGCGGGCTACGTGGCCGGCATCCCGATGCCCAACGGCCAGGACCCCAGGATGCTGCAGCTGATGCACATCCTCTACCCGCCCCGCATGGCGGTCCGGGTGCAGCACCTCACCGAGGCGAAGTTCTACGCCGCCGCGGCGACAGGCGGCGGCGCGGGGTCGCAGGACATGGCCGAGGCCATGGGCAAGCTGTTCGGCTCGGCCGGCGGCTGGCCCCTCGAGGCGCAGGAGATCGCGGCCGCGCGAACCTACACCTTCAAGGCCGCGAACGGGTCGACCAAGACCGTCACCGGGTCGGACACGACCTGGTACGCCGTCACGATGGAGGGACTGACCTCGCAGCTCGGCGCCCTGCTGCTGACGATGTTCGAGCCCTTCAAGACGACGTTCTACAGCGGCGACACGGGCGGATCGACGGGCATCGACGCCATCCTCGACCGCGAGGACATGCTCGAGTACCACCACAAGGGCAACATGGCCGCCAACTACGGCCACCCGTACGGTCTCTGGTGCGTCAAGGCGGCCTGACGACGGCGACGGTTCAGACGCGCTCCCGCTGAGCCCTCTGCAAGCGCGGACGAGAAAGGAGGGCACCTCTCGTGTCCTTCCCGTATCTCGACGTCTCAGGAGTAGAGCTCCGTTCGCCGCTGCGCCCGTCGTACTTCGACGAGGTCGAAGCGATGACGCCAGGCTTCACGGCGCAGTCGATCGCGACCAACACGTCGCGCATCAACTCGCAGTTGCGCAAGCGCTACGGCGGGCAGCTGCCGTGGGGCCGGCAGGCGCCCTCGCTCGTGCCCGCAGGGCTGACTCCGCCCGCGGTGGTCCTACAGGGCACCCCTACGCTCGGCTCGCTGCTGGTGACGCTGCAGCTGCTGACGGGTGGCCCGCTCGGCACCTCGACGTTCCAGTGGAGCATCACCGGCGGCGCTACGTGGAACATCAATCCGACCCTCGCCGCATCGGGGAGCTCTCCGCCGGCCGTCACGGTCAGCGGCGCGTCGGGGCTGGCGACGCCATCCGAGCTCGAGGTCCAGATCACGACCGATGGGACACTCGGCACCTCGCGCTTCCAGTGGAGCGCAACCGGGGGCGTCACGTGGAACATCGCGCCCGCGATGATGGGTTCCGGCGTGACGCCGCCGCCCGTGACGCTCGGCGGTACCTCGAACCTGGCGCTTCCCTCGGACGCGCAGGTCCGGATCACGACCGCGGGGCCGCTCGGCTCGGCGATGTTCGAGTACTCCCTCGACGGCGGCAGCACGTGGGTCACGGGTCTGCAGACCAGTCCCCAGGGCGTGGCGCTCGGCAGTTCGGGGCTGACGGCGGCCTTCGGGGGAGGCACCTACGCGACCAGCAACCTCTACACGGGTCAGGGGATCGCGACGGCGGCAACCTACTGGCTCGGCACGACGGGGCTCGCACTGGCGTTTGCAGCCGGCACCTATGACGTGTCGAACAGCTACGTCGGCCAGGGAGTCGCGACGGCGGCGAGCGTCTCGCTGGCCGGTACCGGCATGGTCGCGGTCTTCCCGGCCGCGAGCTACGACGCATCGAACAGCTACGCGGCGGCGACGCCGGTGCCGGAGACCATCCTGCAGTGGCTGACTGCGTTCGTGTCGGACGACGTCGGGACGCGGCATGGCATCAACACCAACGATCCGCTCTGGGACCGCGTCCAGAAGCGCGTAGACCGCGCCAACGAGCAGCTCGAGAAGGCCGCGAACTCGCAGGAGGGTCTCTGGGACCTGCCCGTCAGCGAGGACCAGGGCAGCGCGGTCGACACGGGGGGGCCGCTCGGGTACAGCGAAAGCTCACCCTACCAGTGGTCCTATTCGCAGCAGGCAAGCGCTCGTCGCGGGCGGTTCGGCTGGTGCAATCAGTGCGGCGGCTCGCCCTGCCGATGCCGCAACGGCCTGGTGGGAGGCTGACGTGTCGGACTCGGGCATGGCCGCGCTGGACAGCATGATCGAACGCATGAAGGCGCTCGGCAGCAAGGACGTAGGGGCGCGCGTGGCCGCCAGGGCGGCGCCGCTCGTCGACGCCGAGATCAAGCGCACCGCGGCCGCGGGTCGAGCGCCCGACGGCCACGCCTGGAAGCCGAAGGTGGACGGGGGCCGGCCCCTGCAGAACGCGGCCGCCCACATCCAGACGCGCGCGATGGGCAACCTCATCGTGACGACCCTGGAGGGGCCGACCGTCTTCCACCACCTCGGGCTCGGTGGCAAGCCGACGCGCCAGGTCATCCCCGACAGCGGCAACGTGCCGCCTGGCGTCGAGAAAGCCGTCACGGAGGCCGCGATGTCGGTCTGCCGCGACATCATGGAGGGACGATGATCTGCAAGGGATGTCCGGCCTGCAAGAACTACGACCGCTCGCCAGAGGGCCGGGCCAAGCGCGCCGCCGCGCCGCCGCCCCCGCCCGTGCCCCCCGACGCGACGACGACGTCCCTGGGGATCGGCAAGGGCCTGCCGGGCATCGAACTGTCGGGCCTCTGGGTCCGTGGTTCGAGCGGCCGCAAGCCGCCGGGCAAGCTCCCGCAGGGGGCCCGGACGCCTCCGAGCTCGCTGACGCGGGCTGCCGACGAGGCAGCGGCCGCCGCCGCCAGGGCGCGCCCCAAGCCGCCGTCCGTCCCCCAGGTGCGCCGCGCACCCGTTCGAGCGCAGCTGCAGCGCCCCGTGCCGCCGCCCGCGCGGCCCCCCATGCCTACGATGCCCGGCAAGCCCGTGCGTCCGCCGGCGCCCTCGGGCGGCCCCAAGATCGTCCCGCCCAAGAGGTGACGCGGTGCCGTACGCGCCCCCCGGCCTCCAGGGGCCGACCAGCAAGTCGGCTCTCACGCAGCTGTACCTGGCCATCAAGGCGTGGTTCGTCGCGAACACGCCCTCGGGCGGCAAGCCCGTGCAGGTCTTTCTGGGGCTCAAGTACCGCGACACGTGGCAGGCCAACCGCGTCGTCATCATCGACGGGGAATTCGACGGCACCAACGCCCCCCGGGTGCGGGGCGCGGGGGCCTTCCGGGCGCCATGGCAGAAGGCATCCTACAACCCCCGGGAGCTCATCGCCTGGGAGCGGGCGCTGACGATCTCGGTCTGGTCGGCCGACCTGTCGAGCAGCAGCAACGCCGACTCCGAGCAGGCGCAGATCGAGGCCGCCGAGACGCTCATCGAGCAGACCCTGCAGGCCATGCAGTGCGCGGTCGCCATCAACGCCTCGGGCGAAGGCGTGGGGCTCGGTCAGGCAAACTTCGACTGGAACGCCTCGCGGTGCTTCTGGGTCGATCCCGGCTCGGCGACCCAGCAGACCTACGGGCGCGAGTTCCTGTTCACGGTCGTCTACAAGTGCCCGCTGTTCGATCAGGCCAACTTCGTCCAGCAGGTCACGCCCGCACTGCACGGTCAGATGCTGACCGATCAGGTCTCCGGCTCCGAGGCGTCGATCGCCACCGCGCTGCCGGCCGGGACCTCGGTCATCTCGAACCTGGCGTTTGTCAGCCCCGCGTGGGTGGGCATGAAGCTCGCCCTGTCGGGCGCCGCGACGCCGGCAAACAACGGCGCGTTCAACATCGCGGCGGTCCTGGGGCCGACCAGCCTCGTCATCGCCAACTCGAGCGCCGTCGCGGACGCCAACAACGGCGCCATCACGTGGGCCGTCCAGCCGGCCTAGGGGATAGCCTAGCCGACTTGTGCGCGCTCTCTCGGTAGAGGAACGCGCCGCATGGGAATCCCGTCCGTTTCCGTGAAGAAGAGCGTCGTCGGCGGCGCTCCGGCCATCCAGTCGATCCAGGGCATTCTGGCCGTCATCGCGGCATGCACGGCGGGCACGGGGTCTCAGATCCCACCGACGATGCTGACCAATCAGACGCTGACGACGTCGACGTTCGGCTCCGGGATGTTGCCCGAGTGCGCCGTCTACGACATCAACGTCAGCGGGCAGCCAGTCGTGGGGCTCGCGTACAACGGGTCGATCCCTGGGTCCTACTACCAGAGCACGTTCCTGAAGAGCATCGCTGGCACCGCGACGGTCGTCACGACCCCGGGGTCCACGCCGTACCTGCACTACGATGTCGAGATAGACATCATCATGGGCGGCACGGTCGGCACGGCCGGCATCGCCTACACGTGGTCGGTCGATGGCGGCACCAGCGTCTCGGCGGTCACGGCTCTGGGAACGAGCGCCATCCTGGCCATCCCGGGCACCGGCGTCAGCTTCACGCTCGGCTCGGGCCTGACGCTGGAGGCCGGAGACCACTGGTCGATATTTACCGAGCGGCCTCTGATGAGCAACGCCGACGTCTCGGCGGCGCTGGCGATCCTCGGCAACACCAAGCTGCCATGGGAAGGCGTCCTCATCGACTGCCAGTACGGCACCGGCACCGTCGGTCTGGTCGACGAGTGGCTGGCGGGCCGCGAGGCCAACGGGCAGTTCAACTTCGCGCTGCTCAACACGCGCTTCTTGCTCGAACCGACGCCGACCGGCGAGGCCCCCGCCGTCTACGCGGCCGCCATCACGGCGCAGTCCAGCCAGGACACGAGCAACCGCCTCTGCCTCTGCGCGGACGGCGGCCACATGACGAGCCTCATCACGGGCTTCTACACGAAGTTCCCGACGAGCCTCGCGCTGGGCGCCATGGCGATGTCGGTCACGCCCAACATCGGCACCGACCCCGCCGAGGTCGACCTAGGCCCCGTGCCGAGCTTCCAGATCTCCAGCGAGGGCAACCCCAACGATTGGGACGAGTTCCTCTACCAGAGCCTCGACAGCCAGCGCATCGCGACGTTGCGTACCTTCGCG